AACGATGGTCAGTGAACGCCCGCCAGCCGCACCCGTACCCGCTCGTGCCTCGCTGGGCCCGGTCACGACCGGCTGGCTGTACTGGCGGTCAGGTTTGGCGGGATCGAATGCCCCGTCGGCCACGTAGCTCATGCACGCATCGAACGACACGACAGCGCGAGTGCCTTGCTGGGTGTTGCAGCGGCAACCATGGATTTCACCCTTGCGGATACCAGTAACCATGCGATCAGCATTGCGGCGAACGAAGTCCTCATTGGAGCTGGAAACACACGACAGCTTCGGATACGTCACAGGCCGGGTCAGCTCGTCATAGATCGGCGCGGAGCTGGGAACATCGGCCAAGCGCGGAACGCGTGCGTCAACGTACTGCTCTGGGGTCATCGGCTTCCCAATGTCGTCAACGGTCGGCCCTGAAGGCTGGACAGGCTGAGCAGGCGAAGAAGATGCAAAGGCAACTTCGGTCGCAGGCTCCGCAGGCTTGGGAGCGAGACGGCGCTCGTAAATACCGTAGAACAAATAGCCGATGACGAGCAGTGCAGCAACAAGGACGAACAAAGCCCGAGGCGGCTTAAAGCGCATGTGATGAGTAGCGCCCTCCTTTACCGACTGATAAGCGCCGAAGTATTTGGGGTCGATGAGAACACGAGTGGCCTCGCCATCAGCACTGAAGTCCTTCTTGGAGGACTCGACGGTCATGTTGACCTTTTCGAACTCCCAACGCTTGATGACCTTGCCCTTCCCGCCTCGCACATAGTGAATGTGGCTGTTACAGAGCTTGCGGAAGTGGTGGTCGATGAGGCTGGGGTTCTGGGTAATGCAATGCAGTTCGTGGCCCTGGTGGCGCATTGTTTCGAGAGCGCTGGCATAAGCAGGGACAGCAGATGCTTGATTGCGAATTCGAAAGAACTGCTGCGCTTCGTCGATGACGATCATCGCGTTTTCAGGCAGCTCAAACCATTTATGCGGATCATCGAAGGCAACCCAAGTGGCTTTAAGCCCTTCGAACTGCGGATTGAATCCACGGATGTTGTGATAGAAGACAGTGCGATTTTCCTTCGCAGCCTTGATATCAACTTCCTTAATGGTGTTCAGGGTCTTGCCGTTGCCTTGAAGGCCAGTACGAAGAACAAACATAGATTAACCCTTAACAGAGCCGAGCTTAGTTATGGAGCCAGTGGCTTTGTCCATGCCCGAAACGACAGCGCGCGTTATGACAGCCGCAAGCATGATGTTTACCGCTACATCTACCTTTGCAAGGCCGAGGATGGAAACAACATCAGATGGCAAGCCGGAGAAGCTAGACGTTACATAGCCCTTCACCTGGTCGACCATCAGTTGCAATCCGAAATAACTCACCATGCCAATGCCGAGTGCCTTAAGAACTTGCTTTACAAGAGGACCGGCAATCGTTGAAAGAAATGAGAACAGCGCGGCGAAGTGCATTAGGAACCTCCGAGGCCACGGCCAACGTAGACCGCAAAGAAGATGCCCGCGAGGGCAACAATGATGTTCGACATGGCAGAAGCGAAGTCGCATACCGGCTGCCACGACAGCGCGTGAGTTATGCCGAGAATGGAAACGGTTTTAGGCGACGGACAGGACGCACCAAGCCAGCGGGATGCCGTTGCAGCCTCATTAAATGAAGAACCGATATTGACGGTGCTTTCAGCGAGCTGATAACCCTCGCCCTTCACTGCATTCTCAATGCCGGGCTTTGCTTGCTCATAGTCCCAGGCGCACTGCTGTTCCTTTTGCTTGCGAAGAATGGCGCACTGGATAACGTCGCCACTGCATGCGAGGGTCTGAGAACAAAGCTCGCCGGTCACAACATCGGGCGGCGTTTCTTCATCGTCCTTGCCATCACCGTCACCAGTGCCATCACCGTCACCAGTACCGTCGCCATCACCAGTACCATCGCCATCACCAGTGCCATCGCCATCACCAGTGCCGTCGCCATCGCCATCGCCAGTGCCGTCGCCGGGATCGGTCGGGTCTGTAGGGTCTGTAGGGTCGGTGGGATCGGTAGGATCGGTGGGACCGCAACCGCCTACCTCAACTTCGGGATCACAAGGCTCGGGCGGGGCTTTGGAGCAGAAAGTGCCATTCCAGACGTAGCCGGCTGGGCATTGATTGTCGGGATCGGGCACAGGGGTATCGTCAGGGTTTTCCTGATTACCGGGAGAGCCGGGTTCCTTGCGGGTATCTCCGGTGCACTCAAGGCCGTTGCCGGTGTAGCTGTAGACGCCGAATACGCCTGATGGGGTACCACTGCTATAGACATAGACGTTGCTGGCGGCGGTGTAGCCGAAAGCGTACTGGCAACTATTGGCACAAACAGAGCCCGGAGGGTCGATAAGAGGCTGACCGACAGCCTCTTTCATCTTGTGTTCATGGGTGACGACCTGGCCGATGGTGGCTTCGCACCGGTTAGGCGTAGGGGTGCATTGGCCGGTTTGTGCGTTGTAGTCAAAACCAACCGGGCAAGCTGTACCAACGCGATCGGCATAGCCGAACTTAGTAGAGGATGGTCCACCGACACAATCAAATCGCTTATCGCTGAAATAAACCGGAGAAAGGCCGTACTGCAAGGTCGTAAGGGAGGCCCTAATGGCGTTACAGGCAGATGCAGGCGAAGGATGCCGGACAGTCACATCAACATTAGTAAAGCGAGCGATCCAATAATAATCCTCCGCAAACGAAAGAACCGGCCAGCTCAGCAAAAGAAAGGCCACCGCAATAAGCGTACGCTTCATAATCAAAGCCGCCCGAAAAATAAAAGATAAACCGCGAGAACGGACGTTAAAAAGACATAAAGTTGCGGGTCCATATCGTTCTCCAGAAAAAAAGAAAACCCCGCCGGAGCGGGGTTTGATGCTTCGGCACATGAAGCGCGCTGTTAAATCACAGAGCGCGACGGATGTACTTCAGGGCGGCAATGGCGATGATGACGCCCAGGACGAGACCGCCCAGCGCCATGCCATCGGCTTTGGCTTCGGACATACCGGTGGTTGCTTCAGCCGGAAGTTCAGCGAAGGCAGAGGCAGCGAAGCCCATGGCGATAGCGGAACCGGCAGCAACTTGACGACCGAACTTGCGAACAGTGTTCATATGTTTCATGGGTGTTGCTCCTTACGAGAAAAGTGCCTTTTTAAGCACTAGGAAGCCAAAAACAACCCCGAAAAGAATGATCGTTTGATCTTTAAGTTCGGCGTAGTCATCGGCAGTTAGGGCGGGATTGCCCGTTTCAGTTAGCGTGCCAGTGCACCGAAGTTCGCCTTCTGGTGTAGTGGTCCAGTGTTCTGAGCACGCGATGTAAAACATGGTGTTTAGTTACCGCCAGCTACAGCAGCAGGACGCGGTTGTACACGCTGAACTGGTACAGGCAGGCCGTCATCAGAGAGCCAGAGGTCCATGCCGAAAGCAGCGCCCGTTTTGGACTTCCACGCTTTGGCATATACCGGGACGGCAACTTGTTTGCCGATATACGCCTTATAAGCGTTCTCGATGCCCGAATCGAGTTGGCGCTTGGAGACTTTCAAGCCGACCGATTGTTCGGTTTCTTGGCCGAACTGATCTTTTCCAGGTGCGGTAAGCACTAGGTAATGTTCGATGATGCCGTTTTGCTTTTCTTTGGAAGTGACGCCCTTACACAGGCCAATTTGTACCAGCATGGTGATTACCTCGGTTATGAACGGGCCCAGCGCCCGAGAAAGTGAATTGCCAACAGTCCGCACATGGTTACGACCAGGACGTTGATAGTTGCAGCGATCATGAAAACAGCCCAGTACGCTTATGCGCTTGAAACCAACCACGCTCATATTCGTTGTAGTCGTAACTGCAAAGCAGATACGGGTTGCAATAAATACGGCGTGGCCGGTAGTCACGAAAGCCGCGAAGATATGCCCAGGACAACATCATGCAGCCTCCACCGATGGCTCAACGTACCAACCAGGACGTTGAGCGCTGAAATCAACTTGCAGAAAGCGCAAGATCGGAACAACGTTGTTCTTCTGATCGTCCATCTTCAACTTCTGAAGTGCAGCCTTCGAAAGTCCACATTCGCAAATCTGATCAACGTGGCGGTAGAAGGTAGCGCGGGACATAGAGTCCATAGTTTCCTGCCAACCGTAATCCTTGATGCTGCGGTATGTGCGAAACAGGTTGAGAGCAACTGTCTCATTGGCTTTCCCGTTCTTTCCGAACTTCGTCCAACGGGCTTTAAGTGCGGCCAGCACTTTTTCATCGTTAATTACTCGCATGGAGATACCTTCAAAGGCCGCAAACAGTTCTTTAGTTACTTGTTCCCAACACCACTGAATAAAACAACTCCCCTGCTCTTCCAATCGTTCCTGGTAGTCGCAAAGGGCCCATAGATTCGTTGGGATGTTTCTGCGTTCGAGCCAGCGGTGCATAACAGTGGCTTCGAGACGAAGGAGGTTTTCGGCCCACTCCTGGAGCGCGGGGTTCTGGAGAACCGCGAGCAGCCGATGGGCTGCGAACGCTTGGGAGGGAACGAAATTGGCACCGCCGTAGGCTCTGGCGGCCTTGATGGCGTCATCGAGCTGGCGGCGAAACTCAGGGCCCTTGAGATACGCCTTGAGCTTGCGCAGGCGGGTTTCCTTGGAGCCCCAATAAGCAGTGGTTTCGTAGTCGTCACCACGGTTGCGGGTCTGGCCGTTGCTTACGCCGCGAAGCGCCTGGACGAGCTGTAGAGCGGTGCGCTGATCGGGCAGGCGGGCGGAATAGGTGCAGTCGATCCCGTAGACCTCGGCGGCCTGCCAGTCCAGCAAAGCCCAGAGCTTCGGGTAGGAGCCGGCCAGCCACTTAAGCATGACCTCCCCGCCCTTGCGGATCGAAGTAGGCCCGAACACGTTGTGCCCCTGGAGCAGCTTCGCCGGGCTGGCTTTCAGCTCGACGCCGGGCTGTATGCGCTTGCCGAGCGACTGGTGAAACACCTTGAACGCGAGCGGCGTAAAGCCGGTAGAGAGAGATTCCCAAGCGTGGCTAATGTCCTCGACCTGATAACCACCCTTCCCGTCCGACAGGACGCTGGTAGCACGGAGCGGAACGCCCAGGGCTTCCAGATCGACCATAAGCAGTTCGTTGCCGCGCTTACCGGTGCTGGTAGCGATGGCATCGGCCCTGAATGGTACGAAAAGGTGGATTTTATCGAGCATTTGTGAAGTCCATTCGCCTATGCATGCATGCATGCAAATCACATTGCGGCGGAATGTATACCGGTGAACTTGCATGCGTCAATACAAATCACATGCATGCACGTACACTTCACGAGGTGAATTTGATATGGGTCAACTGACGATGCCTGCCACCCTGCGGCTGTCGAACACAGAGCAAGAAGCACTTAGACAAAAGTGCATAGAAATCAATAAGTTATTGGTCAGGCAGGGACGCATGCCAATCAAAGACAGCGAATTGGCGCACTTCATCCTGGAGAAGGCGACGCCATGCGCGAAGGTCAGCGCGTCGGGCGATCTGACGTTAGAGCTGGAAGTCTGAAAACAACCCCAAAAGTCTCACCATGAGACAAGAGTCCACCATTAGAGATGGTGGACCCGGCTGCGCCGGTGAAGCCAAAGCACGGCGGAACCACTGCAACTTCGTGACCTAACCGTCAGCGGTGCTGATGATCCTGGGAGAGCGGCAGAGAGAAACCCAGGAGCGGTTCCAGTTGGGCAGATCGGGGCGCGGGTTGAGGTAGTGGCGGGACAACGGGACGAAGATCGCGAGAAGCCTCCAGAGGGCCATTCAGGCCGCTGGGGGCTTTTTTGTGGGTCGATGGTTGCGGCCCCTTCGGGGGTATCGTCGCAGGCGCTATGCAGCACGACAGGAGGCAGTGCAGGCGACTAATCGCCGCGAGCGGCGAGGTCGAGGCCAGCAGGACAGGTCAGAGAAGGTTGATTCGCTCAGCGATCTGCCGCAACTCATGCAGGACAGCATCGAGCTGGGCACCTTCGTCGTCGAGCTGGGCAACGCGCTTTCTCAGTTCGCGGATCTCGGCGACGAGTCGCGGGTAGTCGTCGAGGATCCACGTTATGGCGTCGGAGCCCTTGCGGCCCGGAGCATACAGCTCGGCGGTTTTGATCAGACGGGATTCAAGGTCGATAGCGCATCGCATAATCGGCCCTATGTTACGCGCCGCCTGGAGCCGAGGGCATTTTCCAGACGACGCTCAACATAAGGCCAATCTCATTATGCGAAATACAACCTTACGCCTTAGGCGTTACCCACCACCAGATCACCTCCAGCTTGTCGCCTCAAAATCTCCAAAGCGCTTCAGCTCTCAGGTGAATCCTTTGCCTGCGCATGCTGGCTGTTCGGCTGACTAGTTTCCGCATTTCGAAACGCCGAGCGAAATTCGCTGGGTTTGAGTCCGGTCTGCTTGCGAAAGAAACGGCTGAAGTATGCCGCGTCGTCGAACCCCAGGTCGCGGGCGATCTGCTGGATGTCGAGCGTGGTATACGCCAGCTGACGTTGTGCTTCGCGAACGACTCGCTCGTTGATGATCGCAGTCGGTGATTCACCCAGACCTTCGCGGGTGGCTCGGCCCAGTGTGGCTGGCGTGATTCCCAGCGCTTCGGCGTACAGACCAAGCGGCCAATGCTGTCTGAAATGCGTGTCGACCAACTCGCGAAACTGAATCAGCAGCTGGGACCGCCTGCTATTGGCTGGGCGACCGCTCGGCACTGGCTGTTCCAGCCGGACGACATGTACGAGTAACGCGAGCAACAATGCGTGCCCCGCGGCGACATTGCCGCGTTCCTGACTGTGCGCTTCCGCCTGGATCAGCTGGATCAGCGGCCATATCGGCTCTTCGCCGTCTGCATCCCACGGCAGCGGCACCACTGCCGGGCGTTGCATCAAGGCCAGCAGGTCGCTGGACAAAATCCGCGCCATCGACTCCAGCGGTCGCTGTGCTGCCGTGATGACCGGCCCGTCGGTTTCGGGACTGTAGCGAAAGGCATGCACGGTGCGCTGCGGCAGCAGGATCAGGCACGGCGCACGGAAGCCCATGCGGCTGTTCTCCAGGGAAACTTCGCCCTCGCCACTTCGTACATAGACGATCTGCAACAGTGAGTCATGCTGATGCGGCTTGATTTCGCGCTGATGCATGTCGCCGCGTTCGTTGATCCATTCCAGATGCAACAGGTCCTGCCATACGGGCAATGCAGCCTGGCCGTACAAGGCGTAGTTGGGAATGCGTTTGCTCAT